GCAGAGATCTATAAGTGTATGAAGATTGCAGTTGTAGATCCGATGGCACAGGTATTAATGAAACCTGTAGGAGAGATGGGATTTGATATTGCAGTTGGTAGTATGCAGAGATTTGGAGTTCCAATGGGATTTGGCGGACCACACGCAGCGTTCTTTGCAATTACAGATAAGTATAAAAGAAAAATACCTGGTAGAATCGTAGGACAATCTGTAGATGCTCAAGGTAATAAAGCACTACGATTAGCACTGCAGACTAGAGAACAGCATATAAGACGAGATAAGGCAACATCTAACATATGTACTGCACAAGCTTTACTAGCAAATATGGCAGGATTTTATGCTGCGTATCATGGAGCAGAAGGACTTAAAAGAATTGCAACTCGAATATTAATTTACAGAGAAGTATTATTGACAGGATTGTCTTGGTTGGGTATTCAAGTTGATAAAACAGAAGGATTCGATACAGTGAGATTTAAAAGTTTTCTTGCGGTTGAAGGATACAATGTTCGTTATGAAGATGACCATACTATTATTACTTTAGACGAACTTACGACTCTTGATGAAATCAAAGAATTGTTAAATTCACAACAAGATTTGGTTAACAAATACGATACTATCGATCATATTGTTGAATCTGTTGGAAGATACAAGTGGAAGTATGTTCCAGAAAGAACACAACCTTGGTTAAGACAAGATGTTTTTAATAAGTATCAAAGTGAAACCAATATGATGAGATATATTAATGAGTTAGTATCTAAAGATTTCTCATTAGTTAATGGTATGATGCCACTTGGAAGTTGCACGATGAAATTAAATGCAGCATCAGAACTTATGCCAGTAAGTTGGAATGAGTTTGCAAATATGCATCCATTTGCACCAGAAAATCAAACTCTTGGATATCAAAGAATTATGTTTGATTTACAAGAATGGTTATGTGATATCACTGGATTTGAAGAAGTGTCATTACAACCAAATGCAGGTTCACAAGGAGAGTACGCAGGTCTATTAGCAATACAAGAGTATCATCGAAGTAATGGTGATACAAAAAGAAATGTATGTTTGATACCGACAAGTGCACACGGAACTAATCCTGCTAGTGCTGTAATGGCAGGTATGAAGATTGTTCCTGTCAAATGTGATGATGAAGGTAATATAGATTTAAAAGATTTAGAAAAACAAGCAATAATGAATACCTTTGAGTTGTCTTGTATTATGATTACATATCCATCAACTCACGGTGTATTTGAACCAACTATTAAAGATATCTGTAAAATAGTTCACGAAAATGGTGGACAGGTATATCTTGATGGTGCAAACTTAAACGCACAAGTCGGATTAGCAAAACCTTGTGAATATGGAATTGATGTATGTCATATGAACTTACATAAAACATTCTGTATTCCTCACGGTGGTGGTGGTCCTGGTGTTGGTCCGATTGGTGTTGCAGAACATCTTGTTCCTTTTATGAACCATCGAGTATCAGCAGCAATTCAAGGTAGTGCATCTATACTTCCAATCAGTTGGATGTATATAAGAATGATGGGTGCTGATGGATTAAGAAAGGCAAGTGAAATATCTTTACTTACAGCAAACTGGTTAGTGCATCGTATCGAACCATTTTTCAAAGTATTATACAAAGGTAATAATGGAAGAGTGGCACACGAGTGTATCTTTGATGTTCGATATTTTGATGGTATTAGTGCTGAAGATGTAGCGAAGAGATTAATGGATTATGGTTTCCACGCACCGACATTATCTTGGCCAGTTACAGGAACAGTAATGGTTGAACCAACTGAAAGTGAGTCTTTATATGAACTTGAAAGATTTGGTTCAGCAATGGTAAGTATCCGAAGAGAGATTGATAAGAATAAAGATATCTTGAAAAACGCACCTCATACTGCAAAGGTTGTAAGTTCAGACGAATGGGTGTATAATTATAGTCGTGATGAAGCAGCATATCCTGCCAATCAAACAAATAAGTTTTGGCCAGCGATATCACGAATTGACAATGTTTACGGAGATCGTAATCTTGTCTGCTCTTGTGCAAACTATTTTGATAATGAAGATGGAACTGAAAGACTGGTTGAATTCAATCAACCAAACAAAGAAAAATTTAATAGATGAAGACCCTTTAGTAGAGAAAGATTATCCTCCGTATATTATTAATCGTTGTTTCTCTGGACACTTAGATGCAGTCCTTTTTGCAAACGAAATGAATAAGTATAATTTCTTACCAAAGCGTATGCAATACGACTTTTATATAAATACTCTCAGAACTAAGAAGAGATTCTCTCCTTGGCTTCGTAAGGATATGGTCAAAGACCTTGATTATGTAAAACGTTATTATGGTTATAGTAACGAAAAAGCAAAACAAGCTTTGAAAATTCTGACAAAAAAACAACTCAACTTTATAAAATCTAAATTTGATACTGGAGGAGCGAAATGAGTGTTGTTAAAGAACCTGTCGTCACATGGTCTCCCGACCAAATGGTGGAGGTAACATTGAATGAACCAGATGATTTCCTGAAAGTCAGAGAAACTCTCACAAGAATTGGTGTAGCAAGTAGAAAAGAAAAGAAGATATATCAAAGTTGTCACATACTTCATAAGCAAGGGAGGTATTATCTTGTCCACTTTAAAGAACTTTTTGCTCTTGATGGAAAACACGCTAACCTTACTTCTAACGATGTTCAGCGTCGCAACCGTATTGCTCAGCTTCTTGCTGATTGGGGATTGGTTGGTGTGGTCGATGTAGTTCGTATACAAGACATTGCACCTTTAAATCAAATCAAAGTATTATCATTTAAAGATAAAGGGGACTGGATTTTAGAAACAAAATACAATATTGGTGCTAAAAAGAAGAAAGAAGAAGGGGAGGGTTGACACCTCCTTTTTTTATGCTATACTATATTTGTTGGACGCAACATGGGAGTGACTGAATAAACTTACTGGCAACCGCTGGTTAAGGTGATGAGACACAGGTGGTGCTGCTGCTCGCAAGGGTAGAACCGATCAACCAATCGGGTCTCAGGCAATGACGTATTTACTTACTGTAGTAATGCCCGTTATTTGTTGGTACACAGGAATCCAACCTCCCTCTTTAATACAACAAAACAAATATCCACAATTATCCACATGTCATTCGCAAATTTAAAAAAGAAATCAAGATCTGGTTCTCTCACAGAGAAGTTAATTAGACAGGTCGAAAAAATCAACGATAAAGGTAGCAGTAACGTTGATGAACGTATTTGGAAACCAGTAGTAGACAAATCTGGTAATGGTTATGCAATCATTCGTTTTCTTCCAGAACCCGAAGGTTGTGAACTTCCTTGGTCTAGAGTTTATACTCACGCATTTCAAGGAACTGGTGGTTGGTACATAGAGAACTCTCTTACCACACTCGGACAAAAAGACCCAGTTTCAGAGCACAACTCAGAACTATGGAATTCTGGTTCAGACGCAAACAAAGAGATTGCTCGTAAGCAGAAGAGAAGATTATCTTATTATAGTAACATCTATATTGTAAGTGATCCAGCTAATCCTGAGAACGAAGGTAAAGTATTTCTATACAAGTATGGAAAGAAAATCTTTGACAAGATTATGGAAGCAATGAAGCCTGAGTTTGCAGATGAAACTCCAATCAATCCATTTGATTTCTGGGCAGGTGCTAACTTCAAGTTAAAGATTCGTAGAGTCGAAGGTTATCAGAACTATGATAAGTCAGAGTTCGGTAGTGCAGAAGCACTCTTTGATGATGATGCAAAGTTAGAAAAGATCTATAACTCTTTATATGATTTAAATGAGTTTACAGATGCTAAGAACTTCAAGTCATACGAGAAGTTAAAGGAGCGTTTAGATTCTGTACTTGGACTTAAGAAGCCAGTCAGAGCACCAATTCCTGATTCAGAATTAGAAACTGAAGATGAAGGTCGTGGTTACTTTGCTGAACAAGCAGCAGCATCTGAACCAGTAAAAGAAGTCGCAGCAGTAGAAGAAGCAACATCCGATGAAGATGATGAATCGCTGAGTTACTTCTCTCGATTAGTTAATTCTTAAT